GCCATTAACACCGTATTTGTCAAGGTCAACAGACACTTCCCAGGTAACATAACCAGGTGTTGCATCATATGTAGTTCTCTTAAGATCAGAGTCATTTCTGTGTATTGTTTTAACAAAAAGCTCTTTTCCTGTAGCTTTATCCTTAAAACGAACAGTGATCTGATCGCCCTCTTTACCTATCCAGTTCTTTACAATCTTGTACTTCTCTTTTTTTGTCTTTGTGTTGACAATTGTGAAGCTTCCATCATTGGCTTTGATAACCTTTGCAATGTAACCGGATATAGCTGTTTCTGTTACAGTGTAATCAATCTTTCTGCCCTGAGTGTCGTACTTAGGAGCTTCAAAAGTTACTTCCCAGGTATTTGGTCTTTTAGCAAAAGACTCATCTATGGTTTTTGTAGCATAAGGAAGAGTGCCGTTTAACAACTGAATTGTTGCATTCGTAGCTACCTCTCCAACCCAGGTCTTGTATACCTTAACCTTAACCTTTTCAGTATTGGTTATAGTAAACTGAGTGTTGCTGTCTTTTGAAACAGTTGTGTTATAGCCTTCTAAAGCTGTCTCCTCAGCACTGTACTCTATAGGTGTACGTGAAGCATCAAACTTATTAACTTCATATGGTACTTCCCATATTGTAACGTTTGGCTGTGAAGGATCTTTCCTCTCAACAAAGCCCTTAGTATTTCTGGTAACTGTTACCTTGTCGAGAACCTCTTTAGTATTTGCATTCTTAATTGTGATTGTAATAGAGTCACCGACTCTTCCAATCCACTTCTTAATAATCTTGATTTTCTCTTTTGGTTCAGGTAATTTCTTGTTTGTAATAACGAAGCCACTATCCTGATTACCTGCGATTTCTGTTTCATAACCGTCTAAAGCGGTTTCTGTTACAGAATACTTGATAGGCTGATTTTTATCATCATACTTATCAACGTCGTTAAAGGTAAATTCCCAAACTGACTTATCAGCACCAAGATTTATGGTCTGCTTCTGAACTACCTTTGAGCCGTTCTTAAGAGCGATTTCAATAGGACCGGCAGGGATTCCTGCTTCTCCATTGTTATTCAACCATTTCTTTGTAACCTTGATGTTTATCTTTTCGTTCTTATGCTCTTCCTTGTTATTGATAACAAAGTTTCCAGCTGAATCTTTTGTGATTACAGCCTTCTCATAACCCTGTACAGCTTCCTCTTCTACGTAGTACTTGATTTCCCTACCGTTATCATCATATAAAGGAACAGGCTTAAATGTAAAATCCCATGTAGTTTTACCTACATATTCAGACTTATTTAATACCTTAGTCTCAACAGGCTGTGTAGAACCTTCCTTCATCAAGTGAACAATGATTCTATTACCTACCTGACCAGGCTTTCCTTCTCTGTTTACCCAGTTCTTCTTACCGCTGAAACTAACAGATGGAACATTTACGATAGTAAACTGATCATCGGTATCTTTCTCTACTGTACCGACATAGTTAGGCATCTTAACTTCTTCAACTTCATAAGATATCTCAGCACCAGTATCAGTGTACTTATCTACTTCTATAGGAATAATCCAAATATTGCTATTAAGTGTGATTACAAGAATGATATAATCAGACGCCAATCTCAAGAAGTACTTGAGCAGTGCAGGGAATATGATTATATTACTGATAAAAGCCTTACTGAGTTTGATATTCTAAGTAGATATATAAACGATAGTAAGGGATTTACTTACATCACTCCTGAAGAGTTAATTGAACTATTAAAGGAGTGATCAATTACGTAAAGTGAGGATTGAAGATGGCTAAGAAAGATATAGGTGGCGGATATGTATTACCGCTATCATCAATGATCTTATATGCAAATTATATCTTAAAGACCATACATACCTCAAACAGGGGTGTATTAACAGATCTAAGGGAACTACTTACAATGGTAGACCCTGGTAAGAATTTTAGTGTAGAGCAAGTTCGTGAAAAGACTACTTACCAATTTTTAAGACAACTGGTCGATGCTAGACTTAAAGGATATGAAAATAGAGATATCCTTCTTCAAGCAGCATTGCAGGGGTTAGATGAGAAAAATCTATTTCCGTTAAAGAAATTAGAAGAACCATTGGGTGCTAATGAGATAGCATTCATTGAGCATAATATTGGGTCTCATAGAAACTCATTCTATACTCAATCTATTATGTCTAATATCTACCATGAATATGGTGACTTTGTTACATCTGATGAAGCTGAAAAGTTCAAAATCATTCAAGGTGTACAAAAGCAAATTATTGAAGTCAACAGAAAGATCAAAGAGAATGTAAGTGTAACTAGTGTTTCTGAGTCCTTATCATTATCTAATGATGAGCAATTCGAAGCTACAGTAGCTCATATGTATAATCGATCTCTCGATGGTTCTACAAAATTAAAAACAGGCATTCAAGCAATCAATAGATCCTTGAATGGTGGCTTTGAAAATGATCGTTGTTATATTTATCTAGGCTTACCTGGAGAAGGTAAATCTAGTACACTATTAAATTTAACACTTCAAATCAAAGGTAATAATAAAGATATAACTACAAAAGATCCAACTAAACGTCCAACTATATTATTCCTAACGATGGAAAATACTTTGAACGAGACATTGGAACGTGTATTTAGTATCTTAGTATCAGATGATGATATTAGTGAATTCGGTGGTTATAAAGAAGTAATGCATCTTCTTAGACAAAATGGCTTAGGAGTAACTAATGAATCACCTATTGATATTGAATTTAGATATGTACCAAGTAATTCTGTAGATACAGATTACCTATATACAATCTATGACGAAATGTCTGCTAATGGGCAGGAAGTCGTTTGTTTAGTACAAGACTATATTAAACGTATTAGACCACGTGACTTTAAACTCATGGGTGGTGATATGCGTATAGCTCTTGGTGCAGTAGTAGATGAGTTTAAAGAATTTGCTATTGCTAAACATATTCCAGTTATTACTGCATCTCAGTTAAACCGTGATGCTGCTAAGATAATTGATGAAGGTCGTAAATCTACTGAAGCAGATTTAGTACGTAAAGTAGGTCGAGCTAATATTGGTGAATCTACTTTGATTACAGAAAATGCTGACTCTGCATTCATCTTAGTACCAGAAGATGGAGCTGATGGTAGACGATATCTTGGTATGGCAAATGCTAAGAAACGTTTTAAAACTCAATCATCTCAATTCTTCTATTTACCTTACTCTAAAGAAAGACCTTTAGAACTCCTACAGGATATTCATTTAGCTGAACCATTATCTAAGTTATCATTGAATGAACTTAAGACTGCTAATAATGAAAATAATAATGGTAGTTGGGGCGCATTATTAGGTAATGAGAAACCTGTAGAGATTAAAGAATCAGATACAGTTAAAAAGAAATCTGATGCTTATGGTATTAGTAAAGAATTCATTAAAGAACTTGAAGATTGCTATGAAGCAGATCCATATAATCGAGGAGCTAACTTCGATGATACCAAGATAGTGCTTAAGACTGGTTTAAGAATGTTTAATGAATTTAATGATGCTGAGAAACTCTATACTTATACACTATTTGGAGTTACACCACCTGATGAGATTCAGGGAGCTGCAAATGTGGTTAGAGATTTCAATATGGATGATTTAGAAGATGGCACTCCTAGAATAGTTTATACGGATGCCCTTTTATATAATGACCAAGAAGATATTTCAGGATGTACCCCAGCGTTAATAGATGACGTTATAGAGTTCACTTGGAATAAATAGTGGTCTAGACTACAATGAGCCTAGACCTTTGGTTACACATTCTTAATCTTATGATTTGAATTAAATGTAAGTATATTATCATTACTGAAAGTATAGACATCTGCTAGAAAAGCATTGAGTTCTTTCTTAGGTAATAAATAGATATACTTCTTACTTAAGTTAAAGTCTTTAACACTATAAAGATCGTTGATTCTAAGAATGATATAATATAGCTCAGCGTTATCATACACATCGTATGCTAACATCTTAGGTCTATACTTATACTTTTGAATCTCTTTATCGTCAAGATGGACTTTAACGCATTTAGCTTTTAATTCAGGGTAATAATCATCAGTGATTATATTACCAACAGCAAACTGAATACGTTCACGTTCTTCAATAAAGGACATATTTGAGTAATCAGTACTAATGATTGGCTTTGTGTTGATAAATGCTTTAATACTATTTAGCGTTGTCTTCGTAGCCATCGTAGTCCCTTCCTGTAACAACTGGTTTATTTATATCACCACCAAGGAATGCTATAGTAAATCTAGTCCCAGGAGGTATGAATTTAGTAGGAAAGTTTCTAGCAACCTCTTTAGGCATCTCAATAAGGATATTGGAACCTGTTTGAACTTTGCCAGTAGAGAACTTTTCTTTATTAATGATATTTGGGTTTTGAACTTTAGTTGTAGTTTTAATAGGAGACTTCATATTCATCGGATTAAGTGCTTGCACATAAAACGTTTGATATCCAGGCTCATATTTATTACATACGGAAGTAAGGATACCAACTTCGGTAAATCCTAATCCAGAATCAGAATTATATTTATCATCCATGTTTATTACACCTCAATTCTTATATACTATAATGTTTTGGGGCATGAGGAATATTTGAAATGGAAAACGCATTAATGTGTATGTGGAACGATAATGTAATCGGTGCTACATATGCTCTAATAAGTAAACTTGGTCTAGAGAAAGACTTCTATTCACGTAATATCTGTATCCCAGATAATAATGGAGATCTTAGAGATCTAGACTATAAGGGTAAATATCTTAGAATGCCAGTAGACTATTATGAAAGTGCTTATGGTGATTCTATTATATTCGACCCAGTTAATAATAAGAATATTATGAAGTTCCTATTTGATATCTTTATTGATGAATGGGATGACAATAGCTACTATCTATCTAATTACTTTAAGATATTTGGTCCAGCTAATGATCCAAGAAGTCAATTACACGTAATGATGTCAGATGGTACACAATTCACTACAAGAAAGTACTATAACTCTTCTCTACAATATATGGAGATTATAGATTTCATGCTATTCGGTGAATCAAGATTCGGTTACGAGAATATAGACTATCCACCAGAGATAGAAACTAAGAAACGTAAAAGGAGATAATGATTATGGGATTTACTTTAAACCCAGGTCAAGAAGCAGTTGTATCAGCGGCAGTGAATTGGTATAAAAATTCATCTGAATTGGTATTTCAATATACTGGTGCGGCTGGTACAGGTAAGACTGTTGTATTAAATGAAATAATAAAACGCTTAAATATACCATATGATTCGATACTGCCAATGAGCTATACTGGCACAGCGGCTATAGTAATGCGTAATCGTGGTATGACTAGAGCTAAGACCATACATTCATCTATATATGAACCATCTGAGTCTATCATGTTAGATGATAATGGTAAACCTGTTATGGATACGTACTTTAATAAACCTAAGACTACTCTTAAGTGGGTTAAAAGAGAACGTCTCCATGATATTAAACTAATAATCATAGATGAAGCATCCATGACTCCAAGATCTATGGTAGAAGACATAGAATCATTCGGTATCAAGATCATAGCCTGTGGAGACCTTAATCAGTTACCACCTGTAGGAGATGATCCAGGATACCTAGTATCAGGTAAGGTCTATAGATTAGACCAAATTATGAGACAAGCAGAGCAATCTGGTATTGTATACTTAGCAGATAGAGCTATCAAAGGGTTACCTATACACTTTGGCTTTTATAATAATGCTATAGTAATACCAGAAGATGAGCTTACAGATCAGATGGCATTATATGCTGATGTTATCTTATGCTGTAAGAATAAGACTAGGGAATACGTTAATAATCTTATGAGAAATGATATCTTAAAGATTAGAACTCAATATCCTACTTTCAATGAACCATTGATTTGTCGTAAGAATAATTGGAATATTGAAGTAAATGGTATTAATCTAGTCAATGGTCTTAGAGGTATAGTTAGAAATCATCCAGATATTACATCTATTAGAAAAGATCTAAAGGAAATGACTATAGACTTCCTAGATGATGGTAATAATCTATTCAGTCAGATTAAGATGGATTTACAATACTATAGAGCACCTCAAGATCAGAAAGAATTTCTTAAAAGAAGCCCTTATAATAAAGCAGATAAGTTCGAATTGGCTTATGCTATTACGACACATTTATCTCAAGGTTCCCAATATAGTCATGGTATCTTTATGGAAGAATTCCTACATAGAGATATTATGTCTAATCTAATATATACTGGTATCACTAGATTCTCAAACTATATGATATATGTAAAACCTAAGCCTAAATTCTTCTAAGAGCATATATTATAAACATGATTCCTGATTATGTTTTTAGTATATTATGCACAAAGGAGGAAAACTAATTATGGATAATGGTAACATTTTTGAGAGCCCACTTCAACTGGCGTTTCCAATTACGCCAGATGAAAACGGCAAGTTTAATGTAGACCCAGAAGAAAGAATGTATACTCTCTTCATATTCTTCATTGATGGATATGATCAAGAGAAGACATTTAAATTCGCAATGGGTCAAACTGCAGTTCGTGAGTATATCATCGAGCATGTAGATATTATTGACTTTGAGAAATCCAAAATCTCTTCATGGCAAACTCGCCCATATGATTATGATGGATTTATCTCATTAGTTCAATTCATGCACTATCTCGATTCTATTGAAGATGAAGATGGAAACAAGTGGTTCCAAGATGACTTTGATATTCAACGTTATCTAGAGTCCCAAGTTGAAATCGATGAAATCTCTGAGACAGAGCGTGAAAATTATGACAATGCTATTCATATGATTATGAATGGTTCTGTACTTCAAGATATTAGTCGTCTTGAAGAGGAAGGAGACGAATACGATGTCTAATGAAAACTTAAATGAAGTAACCACTGCTTTTAATCAAGGTAAAGCTGAAGCAGAGAAATGGGTTGCTCAGTTTACTCAATCTAATCAGCCAGTTCAAATCCCAGTATGGGGTAACCAACCAGCTAGTCAGTTAGAGTACTACTATCGTAAAGGTTTTATGGATCGATTCAAAGAGATTACTAAAATCGATATCGAGCAAGAGAAAAAACTCTCTAAGAAAAACCATACTCTTAGCATTCATAAAAATGGTAAACCAAGACCTAATGCTATTGATCGTGAGATTAAAAAATATGGTCCTGATTTCCTAGCTAAGTATGGTGATAGATTCTTTGTAGAAATCAAAAATCTATCTAATCGTATTCTTAATGATTTAGCTAATGCTAATATTAACGTACCAGATTATGAAGAATATTTCAAATCTGATCGTCTATTAGATAGCTTAATCAGTGTAGCTAAAGCTAATGCAAACTATCATATGTTTACAGCTGGCGCTATTCATTTCTATGGTGCATTTGCAGAGCAATCTCAGCAAGGACTATTACCAGAAAACTATGGTCCTGTAGAGCAACGCTTCTATTTGTACCACCACTCCAATGCCCAAATCTATTCTATCTTATTGAATGCTCTAGTAGAATTCAAACAATACGTAATGTCTGGGATTTTCAATCCTGAGATTATCCATGTAGCTGAGTCAACAATCTGGAATAAGAAGTTGACTATGGCAGCACGTGATCCATATGCTCAACGCAGACTATAGTATTTCCGATCATTTCTACGATAGGGCAAAAAGTAGAGTAGGTCTTCCTAAAAAAGGAGTGGAACGATTAATAAAAAATGCTTTGTATGATGGGATCTATATGGATTATTTAGATCCCTATTCTAAGCTTTATAAGCTTATGAATGCTTACACCAAACGGTGTAATACACAAAGAAACAAAGAACGATATGCAGTTTATTTCCGTCGCTATATAATTTTATTTGAGAAGCCAAACATTGCAGTAACTATATTATATGCACCTGAAAGCATTGTAAAGTGTGCAAAAGACTACTACAAAAGGAGATTAGATGATGGATGCAACACAATTAAAAGCATATCGTGACAAACTAAGAGCTACTGAAAATAATATTGCTATTCGCTTATATTGTGATAATGGTATTATTATTGATGAGGGCACTATGTTTGTTAAATGGGATGATGCTAATAATGTGATCTTGGCTATAAAATCCAATGAAGATCAACAAAATCACCCTGGTGTAAAAATGAAAATCATTATTACTGACTTTGATATGGTTCAGTATATGATTGCTTATTCTACACATAAATCTGTACAACCAATTGCTAAAGCATTTGGATTTACAGATGATCAAATTAAGAACTTTATTAATAAATTCGATGATCAAGACTTGCGTACTTACGTTCATGCAGTACCTGAAGATGTACTTCATGAAATCGTTGCACAGCAAGCTGCTATCGATGCTCAAGCTAAAGCTAC